TTGTGTCAAACGCAACAAATGGAATCGAACCACCTAGAGGATACTTGTCCATTAAGAAGTCCAAAAAAGGACCTCTTAAGCAGATTGTTCCACAATACGGAACACTAAAGAACAATTATGATCTTCTTTGGGAAATGAGATCCAATAAAGGATATATCAATATTGTTGCCGTAATGCAAAAATTCTTTGACCAGGCAATTTCTGGTAATTGGAGTTACAATCCGGAACATTATCCTAATAATGAAATTCCAGTGTCTATTATGGCACAGGATCTACTAACTACATACAAGTACGGATGGAAGACATCCTACTATCAAAATACATACGATATCAAGACTGACGAAATGGATGATTCCAATGAGTCACTTGATAGTTTAATTTCTCAAATAGAAACCGAAGAGGAGGAAGACTGTGAGTCTTGTAAGATTTAAGACAAATAGAGAGGAGAGACCTGTGGTCGATTCTATGACCGTGTTCAATGCAGAAGAGGTAGACACTAAAAAACAACCAATGTTCTTTGGAAAACCATTAGGTATTCAAAGATATGATTCTTACAAGTATCCAATTTTTGATAAACTCACAACACAACAACTGGGATATTTCTGGAGACCCGAAGAGGTTTCCCTACAGAAAGACCGTGCGGACTATCAGACATTACGCCCTGAGCAAAAGCACATTTTTACCAGCAATCTTAAGTATCAGATCATGCTGGATTCTGTACAAGGGCGCGGTCCTGGGATGGCTTTTATCCCTTACTGTTCATTACCTGAATTAGAGGCATGTATGGAGGTCTGGGGGTTCATGGAGATGATCCACAGTCGTTCATATACTCATATCATTAAGAACATTTATTCCGACCCCTCAGATGTGTTTGATCATATTCTGAATGACGAACGCATTGTTGAACGTGCGATGAGTGTGACTGAAGCATATAATGATTTTATTAATGCAGCACATCATTATGATAGTACCAATGATTGGCAACATGCACTAGAAGGAGTTCCTTATGCACAAAATTCAAGATATGAACTCAAACGCAAACTCTTCAAAGCAGTTGCAAATGTTAATATCCTTGAAGGTATACGATTTTACGTATCATTTGCTTGCAGTTTTGCTTTTGGTGAACTCAAACTTATGGAAGGAAGTGCAAAGATCATCTCACTGATTGCCAGAGATGAGAATCAGCATCTTGCCATTACTCAGAATATTCTGAAGAAGTGGAGAGAAGGTGATGATCCTGATATGGCAAAAATCTTCAAAGAAGAAGAGCAGTGGTTGATTCAAACTTTTGAGAAAACTGTAAATCAAGAAAAACTTTGGGCAGAGTATCTGTTCAAGGATGGTTCGATGATTGGTCTCAATGATAAATTGCTTCAGCAGTATGTGGAATGGATTGCCAATCGTAGAATGAAATCAATTGGACTTAAACCGATCTATGACGTACCCGCAAAGAATAACCCGCTCCCCTGGACAGAACATTGGATTTCGTCGAAGGGTCTCCAAGTTGCTCCTCAGGAAACAGAAGTTGAATCCTACATTGTCGGAGGAATCAAACAAGATGTTACCGAAGATACGTTTGCAGGGTTCTCCCTGTAAAGGAAATTGCAAGTGCAACTGTGTAAAAACTGAAGATGCACTAGAGATGTATAGAGAAGCAGCAAAATCTGATGCTTTTCTATTTGGTGATTATGATGGGTATAAAGCATTTGAAGATTTAGATCAAGAGGACTCCTAAGGGAGTCCCTTTTTTTATAAATATTCTTATAAAGAGTTAATTAAGAATTACGATGAGAGCTTTATCGCAGTCCGAGTACGGAGAAATCAGAAGTTTGTATGAGAGTATCTATGCTCCTCAAGTAGATGAAGAACTAGAACTTTCTGATGAAGAGTTAGAAGATATTGTAGAAGAAGTTGTCTCAGATCTTCTTGAAGAAGGATATGATATTGATGACATTGAAGAAGGTTTTAACGACTATATTGAAGAAGATTTTCAATTTCTAAATGAAGCAAGATCAGCAAAAAAAGCACCTAAAGGTTCTAAGTCTTATGCTGAAGTAAAAGCAGAAGTAGATGCTAAGGAAGCAGCAAAGAAAAAACCAGAAGCAAAGAAAAAACCAGCATCAACAGGAATGGGTGCTACAAAAACATCTACTCCATCTATTCCATCTACTAAAAAATCCCCAGAGAAAAAATCTATTGCGAGTAGGTTAAAGGGAGCAGTTAAGAGAGTGGTTGGGGGTAAAAAGGGTGCGGAAAGAGTTACTGCTAGTGATCGTGACCAAAAATCCACAAGGATGTCTCCTGTAAGAGCGCAGAAAAATTCAAGGGTAACGATAGGGTCTGAAGATAAGAAAGACCTTGCAAAAAGAAAAGCAGAAAGAGCCCAAAACAGAATTGACAAAAAAATTAAAAGTGCTCAAGGAGATTCAAGTAAAAGTCTTAAAGCAAGAGTCTCAACGGGTGTTAAAAAAGCAACTGACACTGTAAAAACGGGTGTTAAAAGATCAACTGATACTGCAAAACGTGTTAAAGCAGGTGCTCAAATTGCTGGTACAATTGCAAAAAATAGTGCTCAAAATGCAAAAGATAGTGCTGTAAGAGCAAAACGTAGAGCAGATCTTGCTGGTAGTAAAGCAGTGACGGCAGTCAAGAATGCTCCTGGTAATGTCAAAAAAGGAATTAAGAGCAAAATTGCTAGTGGATTACAGAAGGTTTCTGATAGGGCAGGTAGTGCTGCTAAGAGGATGTCTGAAGAGGTTGAGACCTATGATGTAGTGGTCGAGTTCCTGTGTGACTACGGCATCGCAGAAGACCTCCAAGAGGCACAATGGTTGATGGTCAATGAGATTGACTCTGAGGACATTGAGAGCATTCTGGAGGCATATGGACTGAATGAAGCAGGAAGAATGCATAGTTCATCTGCACAACAAGCAGGATTCAAGAGTATTAAAGATATGGAATCTGGTGGACCAGGTGCTGGTAATGTTAGAAGTGATGGTGAAATCAGAAAAGAAAAGGGTGGGCAAGCATTTTTAGATAAAATTGCTGCAACAAAGAAAAAAATGAAGTAATATAAAACTCACATAATATTCTAAGGGGGCTTGACAAGTCTCCTTTTTTTATGTAGACTAGGTTTGTCCCCGTTAAAGATAAATAATAGCTCANTGANTTCTATANNATGAGCTATGAGAATTCTTGGATATACGATGATGAACCTTTTGAGTCTGCTGCTATTGGGAACTACTTTGGCTTTGTTTACTGTATTACCAATAAGTCCAACCAACGACAATACATTGGGAGAAAGTATTTTTGGTCGTTCAGAACACCTCCAGGAAAAAAGAGAAAAGTAAAACAAGAATCTGATTGGAAGAAATATTATGGTTCTTGTCCTGAGTTAAAGGAAGATATAAAAAGATACGGAAAAGAGTTCTTCAGTAGAGTAATACTAAGTCTTCATGAGAAGAAGGGAGATTGTAACTTTGAGGAGACCAAGCAGTTGTTTCTAAATAATGTGCTATCAGAGGCACTTGACAACGGAGCACCGGCATACTATAATAGCAACATTCTCGGCCGTTACATGCGGAAAGATTATGGAAATTTTGGAAAAGACTCTGCAGGTGACTCATGAGTGGGCAGTTGACAGAATGCACATTCTCTGTGACATGAAGGCGGATGATGTGCTAAAATCTGTAGAAGATGCTCATGCGATCCAGTCAGAGTTTGCCGAATGGTTAGACCCTAATCTTGAGGATCATGAAATCTACTCACTCGAATACCTTGGAGACAATGATTAAATCACTTTTTGGAATAGGACTTGTTGCAAGTGTAGTTGCAATTCCTTCCCCACCAGAACCTGAACAAATCAAAGTAAAACTTGAACCAGAACCTATAGAAGAAATTCTTATAGAGGAGGAGACTTGGAAGTGCCCTAGTTGCACTCCCAATGAAAAAGTTGTTTTAGCAGCATTACAAGAGCACACAAAAATCTCTGATCGTAATGCACTTGCAACAATCATGGGAAACATCCAGCAGGAGTCTAAGTTTATTTCTAACATCTGTGAAGGTGGTGCTCGTGTTTCTTACTTGGAATGTAAGACTGGTGGATTTGGATTAATTCAATGGACTTCTATTGGGAGATATAAAGGTCTTGGAAACTTTTGTGCTAAGTACAAATGTGATCCATCTTCTCTTGAAGGGCAAGTTCGTTGGATGATCAATGAACCTATATTTCAAAAAGTTCTTCCACAATTTGAAGGTGGTGGACAAACAGTATCTTATTACATGAGACCTGCATACTACTGGTTAGGATGGGGTATCAAAGGTAATAGAGAACTTTATGCATATGATTACACCAAGAAGATGATATGGGTATGATTAAAAAACTCAAATCAATCTTTGCTAAAGAAAAACCAAAAGTAGAATGTTTGATTGATGATTTAGAAGCACCATTATTTGAATGTGGGCCAGGACATTTTACTCAAGGATATGGTTCATTTGTAAGTGTTCCTGCTCCTAAGTATTTGAAAGATGATTCTTGGTTTGGTTCGGCAGTTTTATCTGATTCTCAAATGACTATTAGGGAAGCATATGAACATGCAGTATCTGACGGTCAATTGTTACCTGAAGATGATACGGTAGAACCAAAAGATATTCATGAGGTAATATATAATATTGCTACACGTAGTCAAAAAACAACAACTCAACTTAATCCCACTCCACAATTTGGAAGTGGTTCTGAAAATTTTCAGGAAGGTTGGCAATCCGGAACTGGTTTAGGACAATTTAGATGAAAAAAATTATTGCAAGTTTATTGGCATCTGCAGCATTAACTACTCCTGTTTTTGCAGATCCACTTAAAGATAGTGAGTACTTCACTATGCATTCTATGGGATGTATGCTTTTGCAAGAGTGTACAGATGATGTAAAACAAGTTTATAACATCCTTGATATTTCTAGTCAGTATTCCAATACTGATTCTTTTTATTCTGTTGCTACTGAATTTAATAATATGATTAATTCCCTTAATATGATTGGGGTCAATGTATTTCTAGCAGATCAAAAATATTTTCCTGTAGGACATAGGGGTGTTTATCACACTGTAGGGAATAATTTCTTTCTTAATAAAGAATTCATGGGTCGTCCAAATGTATTGATGAGTGTGATGAGACATGAAGGATGGCACGCGGCACAGGATTGCATGGCAGGGACTATTGATAATAGTTTGATTGCTATTATTAAACCTGAAGATCAAGTACCTATGTTGTGGAGTGAGATGGTAGAGAGNACCTATCACGAATCAGTATGGCCATGGGAGAANGAAGCAACATGGGCAGGTAAAACGGAAGGAATGACCTCTGATGCACTTGCAGCATGTGCCAAGGGTAATATGTGGGAGGTTTATGAACCTACTCCTTTAACCCGTAAGTACTTAGTTAAGGAAGGTTACATTACTAAATAATANCATCCTAAACAGATAACCTACCAAGAAGAGTTTTGTGAAACCTCTTGTGTTATAATGGTGAACTCTTTGTTGGATAACAAGAAATCAAGTATGACATCTTTAACTAGAGATATACTAATCAAGACTATCGTTGCCGAAGAAATGAAATTGTGCGATAGTTCTGATTATAAAGAACAATTACAAAAAACATATCATAAATGGGAACATGAATCCAGTGATAAATTGTGTCAAAAATTTAATCAAATAGAAAAATCAAATATCACAGTTGACCTTCTTAAACCATAAATATAAGAACCTTGCTGGTTTTTAATGGAAGAAGAAGTTAANAATCGAGAGTTAAAAAATAAAAGCATTTTTGGTAAACTTAAAGAATCTGTTGATGATAAAGAAGAGCAATTAGAAATATTATCAACATTTGTTCGTCTTGCTATTTTGGTATGGAGTGGTGGAATACTCACACTTGCATATATTAAGTTACCTCCTGCTTTAGGTGTTCCTGAACAAAAATTAGATCCTACTTTTATCGCATCAGTATTTACTGGAGTTTTAGCAACCTTTGGTGTTCAGGCAGCAAAGAAAGCAGGAGAAAGTGGTGGTAATGGTGGTGGAATTAGTAAAGAAGATTTACAAAAATTAATTGATTCTGCTGCACAAACTGCACCTTCTCAAACTATAAGAGTTGAGCAAGGTCCAATTAGATTTGAAAATAGTAAACCAATAATTAAACCTGTGCCAACGGATCCTCCTCAACCACCTTATTCCTTATAATAAATGAATTTATTATTACGTCCACTTGATAATGTTGCTGATCCTGTATGGTCAGTAATTATTCTAGTAATTATTGCTGTTGGATTAGCATTAGGTTATGTTGTATACATAATAGGAGAAGCATTTGAGGAAATAGGAGATGGGAGCAATGACTCCACCAAGCAGGAAGAGCTGCTACAACTTCCGAGTGACGGAGATCAATCGTGTTCTTGATGGCGATACTATCGATGTCACTATTGACCTCGGGTTTGATTTATACAAGAAAGAAAGAGTTAGAGTTGCTGGAGTTGATACACCGGAGAAAAGGACGAGGAACCTAGAGGAGAAAGCACTTGGAATCGACGCAACCAACTGGCTCAAAGAGAAACTGGAGAGTACTATCGCTGGTGATGATGAGTTGTCTGTTAGGACTGAACTTGTTGGTGGCATGGGGAAGTATGGGCGTCTTCTTGGTTGGTTATACATTGGGGACGAATCAGTGTCCCTTAACGAGCAAATGATTACTGAAGGATATGCTCATGCATATGATGGAGGCACTAAAGATATGAACCTTGAAGCACTTCGTGAAATTCGCAGAGCACATGGCACATTAGTGGACTAATGGAAAACGATAAACCTGTATCTGTATCTGATGATTCAAAAGTAGCAATACCACTCAGAAACCTTATTAGTATCTTAGGTGCCGTTGCTGTATCTACCTGGGCATATTACGGTGTTATTGAAAGACTTAACTCTTTAGAAAGCACTGTTAATAGTCATTGGGAAGAGATTGAAGAAAATGATGATTGGATTGATGGTTTTGAACCACCTAAGGCAGTTCAAGATACTGTAGAACGAGTTAGACAACTGGAACTCAGACTGGTTAAAATAGAAACCATTATTAATATGGGGAAGTAAAATGATGAGTACTTTATTTGTATTTGGATTTGTAACATTACTTTGTTATGGTCTACATATTACATGGCCTATANAAAAAGGTAAAAATTAAAATGCAAAAATTAGTTAACGGAATCGCATTACTCTCAGGACTTGTAACACTATCCATTGTTGGTGCCGGAGCATATCTTTATCTTAATAAGGATGCAATGATTGAGCAGGTAAAGGAACAAGCAACAGAACAAATTACTAAGGCAATTACTGAAGCACTTCCTGGTATGATTAATTCTTCACTACCAGAAATGCCTAGCATGACTGGAAATGTTCTTCCAGAATCTTCGCAATCAGTTCCTTCGATGACTGGTGGAGCACTGCCTTTCTGAAAACTTTATGAGATTTGTTAAATATATAATAGTAAATGTGAATTCTTATGTCTGTTTCTAATGCAAAGAGAAGGAGATCAACTGTAAAGAAAAAATCCGATACTGAAAATAGATTTTTTCTTTATGTGATTTTTTACCACTTGTTTACCGGTATTGCTGGAATTTTTAAGAATGATTAATGGAGAATATTCCTAATATTGAATTAAGACCAATATCCATAAGTCCAATTAGATCTATGGATATTCCTAATTATGTAATGACACCATCGCAATCAATACCAACTGCTGTTCCTGTGACAGTTCAACTTGGTTTTCCTATTGTTAATCTTCCTGGATGTGTAGAATCTAATAAAGAGCAAAATCCAAAGAACACTGCTCTTCTTCAAGATGATCCAAATGGAACATTGACATTTTGTGATGGTTCATTACCATCTTATAATCCTATAGATTTTAATGCTGAGGATTATCTTCAACCATCAAAAACACCTGTCCCTCCTTATAAACCTCCAGAAACAGATTTTAAATCGCCTCAAATTAAACCACCTATTATACCTAAAACTGAAATACCTATAATTAAAACTGAAGAACCTGAAAACCCTGTAATAGAAGAACCTATTAACATCATAGATTACTTACCTCCAGCAGAAGCAGTTGTATCAACTACTGTTATTGCTGCCGCTGCTGCAACCAGTGCATTGGTTGCTAGACCATTAGCAAATTTTCTTTTAAAAATTATTAGACCTGCTATGAAGAAAATAATTAAAAAAGTTTCTACTAATTTAGGTAAAGAAGAAGTTATATTAAGTATTACTGAACGAAGAGAAATTCAACGAGAGAAAAGTGAAGCAGTAAGAGCAATTAGGAAATTAAGGGGACGTTGATATAACACCACCAAGATCTTCTGCTTTCTTTGATACTGGTGTCGGGATAGAATGTCTATGTTGTGGAATTACTCCACCTGGATTAGTGACTATAATATCTGCACATACCGAATAATATGGAGACTTGGGATGAAAATAAATTCCTTGTTTCTTAAGTTCTCCACAATTCTTAAGTCTCGCAATCTCAAAATCTAATCTTTTATTGGCAATCAATTGTTGCTGCAATTCTATTTGAGTTGCTGCTGCTTGTTTACATTGATTTTGTAATTTACCATCTAATGGTTTAGACCAAGTAGCAGAAAATCCAAGACTCAAACTGTAGTTATCTTTCTGTCCTGTTCTTATTGGAACTTGGTATAATATATTTCCTGGGTTATCTAAAGAACCATCCTCATCAAGGTCTCTTAAATCATATACTGGGTCATCATAAAAATCTTCAAATGGTTTCTGGGCCGATACGGCACCTGTTACATAGGGTGTAAAGTTGAGAGTGGGACCTTGACATTGTATACCTCCTCCATAAGTATTTGTGATGTATGGTCCCTGTAAAACCTGAATTGCCTGATTAGTAACTGAGCCTGAACTATTTGCTACTGGAGCTGCAGTTGCACTTACACCCCCTACAGTTTCAGCATAAGAGGGTGATGTGAATAGTAATGCAATTACTGGGAGAATATACTTGTAGTAGTTGTAACGCTGTCTAATTCCGTTGTTCTTTGTATAATTGTTTGATTTGAAATTCCAGGTCCTTGATAAGTTTCTGTAAATTGAAATGCCTGTCCTGGTGTTGTTACTGTCCAGTTGGGTTTGTTGTTTAGATTTAGATTCGTCCATGATGAAGTCACCCCATCGATGCTATTTGATGTAGAATTAGTTCCTGGTGTTATACTGGAACCATCCATTTGGACATTGGTTCCAGTAACACTATATTGGTATCCTGTATTATAATTTATAGAGTTTATAGTTTCACTTACTTTAGTTTTTGTTTCTGTGGTGGATGTTTGAGAACCTTGTGTGAAATTAGGAACAACTGG